TTTGAGACTTCCTCGCACCGTGATCCTGGCGGACACGGAGGTGACGGAAGGAGTGGATCCGGGTTTGTCCGCATCGACCAATGCGATTCAGATCACGGAAGGGACGCTCACCCCGGCGGGTGAACTTCGCGAGCGTAAACCGTACAGCGCTTCGATGAGCCCGAAGGCCCCGGTACAGGGTACCCTGATGTGGGATATCTCCCTGACCGTCGAGGCCAAGACCAACGGCTCGGCCGACAGTGGTCTGGCCGGCGATGTGCCGGAGTTCGATGTGTTGATGACCGCGGCCGGTCTGCAGCGCGTGCTCAACGTGGGCACGAGCATCGAGTACTGGCCGGAGTCGGATCCCACCAACCAGAAGACCGTCACGATCTACGTGTACTACGACGGCGTCAAGCACGTCCTGCGTGCCTGCCGTTTCAATGTCGAGTACAACGTCGAGGCGGGAAATTTCGGTGCGTTCGTGTTCACGGGCCACGGGTTGTACTCCAGCCCGGTGGATGAGGCCATTCCGGCCACTCCCAACATCCTCGCGACCGATCCCCCGGTCCTGGCGGGTGCATGCGTGGAGCTCGGGAGTCCGGAAGGTTCGGCCTTCAACCCGATTATCCAGAACTTCACCCTCAACATGAACAACGCGATCGCGCCGCGCCTGGATCCGTGCGCGACCTACGCGATCAAGGGGTTCGTGCTGGGTGATCGTGATCCGCAGGGTACCTACAATCCGGAGGCCACCCGGATCGCGGATTACGACTTCTGGGATGATTTCGAGAACAAGACCCAGCGTCGCCTTGAAGTCCAGACGGGCTACACGGCGGGGCAGATCATCGAGGTGTATGTCCCGAAATCGGTGATCCGGGAGTTGCCGTATGGTGAGCGTGAGACTTGGCGCACGTTCGAAATTACCTACACGGCAGTTGGGACTGATGATGACGAGTGTGTGTTCCGCTTCCGGTAGACCGGCGGCCCCACTCGGGAAAGGAAGGTCGGTATGGCTATTCGCGCTTTGACGTACGGAGACCAGGTGGATTACATTTCCAAGCTGGACCCGACGCAGCAGGACGGCTACGAGGGCGATGAAAAGCCCACGGTGTTTAAGCTCGGGGTCTTGGATGCCTTGATCCTCGCGGACCTGGAAGACGACGCCTATGAATTCGAAATGGCGCCGGACGGCGGGGCCGATGGTGGTGGCACCAAGACCCAGCTTCACGTGAACCGGCGCAACGTCCGGCTCGTGAAGTATGGTGTTTGTGGCTGGGCGAATTTCCTGGACGAAGACGGGAACGAAATCCCGTTTAAGACCAAACCGGAAGTACGCAACGGCCGCAAGTGTGATGTTCTCCAAGATTCGCTCGTAAGCATGATTCCCCCGGCGGTGGTCAAAGAACTGGCCGAGGAAATCCAGAAGCATAACGGGCTCTCGGAGGACGCGATAAAAAACTCCGGCTCGCCGTCGAAGTAGCGATCGGCGGCGATTGGAGATGCGACAAGTGCACGAAGCAGATGCAAGGCGCGCGGGGCTGTCATACGAGCCTCGCACCGACCCCCATACGGACTATTCTTCCGGAGTTACCGGCGACGGGAGACACACAGCGGTATGGGGAGGTTCCGCGATGCCCCGTGCGCCTTTTGACGCCATTCAGCCGGTTCTGTTGGCGCGCGTACGTGGGCGAGCGGGAAGGGCGGCCGCTGGTGGACAACACCGCGCGGTGGTTCCAGATCTGCTCCGTGATGAACGCAGCGGAATGCGAGTACCGGGAGAAGACGAAGCAGCATGAATGAGAAAGAGCTCCGGCTTGTACTCAGAATGCGGGATGACGCCACCAAGGCGCTCCAGGGATTCGCCGCCAAGGGTGCGGCGGCCATGCGTAGTCTGGCCCGGCGTAGTCGCCAGGCGTTTGCCGATTTCAGCAGGAGCGTAGCGGGGGCGATCAAGAATCTGTTCAGCCTCCGCACGCTCCTGGTGACCGGTATTGCTGCGATCGCCATGCGCAAGGTGATCCGCGCATTTGAGAATTTCCAGAAGTCCATGAACCGGGTAGGTGCGCTCACCGGAGAAACGGGGGCGTCGTTTCAGCGGCTCAATGAGTTTGCCCAAGAGCTTGGTCGAACGACCGAGTTCTCGGCGGCCCAAGCCGCGGACGGCATGGCGCTTTTGGCTCAGGCTGGTTTACAGTCTGAGGCGATCATGGGAGCGCTTCCAAATGTGCTGCGCCTGGCGTCGGCTGCGCAGATCGACATGGCCCAAGCGGCCGAGATTTCGACGAATATCTTGTTTCAGTTGGGTTTGAAGGTATCGGATCTGGCTGATGCCAACGATGTGCTGGTCAAGGCATTCACGAGCAGCAAGACGAACCTGCAGTCCTTGGGCGAAGCGTTCAAGTTTGCCGGGCCGCTGGCTACGTCGGCGGGCCAGGACTTCAAGGAAATCACCGCCGTGCTCGGGCAGTTGGGCCAGGCCGGTTTTGAGGGCAGTATCGGCGGTACGGTCCTGCGAAATGCTATCATCCGATTGCTGAATCCGTCGCGCGAAGCGGCGTCTACCTTGGAGCGCTTGGGTATCGAGGTATACGACTCCGAAGGAAACATGCGCTCGCTGACGGATGTGATTGGCCAGTTCGAGAGCAAGGCGGTGAAGGCCGAGGATGTGATCAAGATTTTCAGTGCGCGTGCCGGTCCTGGTATGGCGGCGCTTATCAGTCGAGGTACGGACAAGCTCAAAGAGTTCCGCGATCTCCTGGAAGATTCTGGAGGTATCGCGGAAGAGATTCAGAAGCGGCAGCTGGAAGGTTTCCGTGGTGCGGTTGTGCGGATGCGGTCTGCGGTTGAGGGTGCAGCGATTAGCATTGGTGAGGAACTGGAGCCGGTGCTTATTAAGGCCGCGGATTTTGTCAAGGCTTTTGCCAATGAGGTTGTAGGGGCGCTAAAGGAACTGAACAAGACAACGGGTGGCGTGGAAGAGGCGGCGGATGGTTTTGAGTCGTTTTCGAACAGGCTGCACAGCGTAGTTAAGGCGCTGGTTGTCGTATTTTTCGGCTTCAAGCGGGTTTTGATTGGCGCGAAGTTGGGGCTTTTGGGAGTGGGGTTTGCCGCGTCGTTGGTGCTTAGTGGTTTGGCGCATGTTGGCGCTGGGATTGGCCTGATTGCGGGTGGGATTATCAGTCTTTTGGAGGGGCCACTCAGGCATCTTATTTTCACTGCGGAGAAAGCGGCTTGGGTGCTGGGTCAGAGCGGTCTTGCGCTAAGCTTGGGAGAAGTTCGGCGGGAAATAGATGGGGCGGGTCTTGCGGTTGCCGAGGCTGGGTTTGATGTTCTCGGAACGGCTGTGGATAACACGGACAGGCTCAGCAAGGAACTTTCGGCGACGTGGGATGATATGGGCGCGACGGTAACCGAGGAAACGATTTTGCTGGGTAAGCTTGATGCGGCGCAGAAGGGCTACAACAAGACGGTCATGGATGCGCAACAGCCGATTACTGAACTGACGCAGGTATTGTCGCGGTTCGGCGCGGCTACGGCTGCCGCCGAGCTTGCGGCCGGGCGTGTTCAGGAAATCACGATTGATCCGAAAACAGCGGCGGAAGCGATTACGCTGATAAAGGCGTTGGAGCAGGCGTGGTTCAAGGCGTTCGCAGATACCAGCGAGGAAGGGCAGGCGAGGGCTGCGGTGATTTCGTTTGCGCTGGATACCGCACGTGTGGCGCTTTCTAGGTTGTCTGCAGATGAGGCGGCTGCCGCTGCGCGGCGTGTGTCCCTGGGTGACGTAAAGGCGGCTGGACTCGTAGAGATCGAGCAGAAGCTCGCCGAGGAATTGCGGCTTCTGCATATGACTGAGGATGAGAAGGAATTGCTGCAGATAAACCAGAAGCATGCCGCGATTCTCGATTCTGTTGCTGAGTTCAAGAATAAGGAAGCGGCGCTGTTTGCTGCGGGCGAAATCCGCAAGGCGCAGATCGCTAATCTTGAAGAGAAGAAGCGCCAGAAGCGGCAGAAGGAATCTACG